TGCATTAAAACAAGAATTGGTTGCAAAACAAGCTCGTTTTGAAAGACTAGGAGGCATGAGCTATCAATATGCTGATCGCATGATGCCACAAGATTATGAAGCTCAGCAATTGCACAGAGACATCGAGTCTCTATCAAGAAGAATACAAGCCGCAGGCGGCTAACCAAACTCAGCCTTAGGACCGAGTGGGCGGCTGCTGCCCGGGCCAAGGAATTCGCTACTCCAAGGTCCGAAGTGAGCAAATTGCTGTTGACATGCCACTACTAAAACTGTATACTTGCTTTTTTAGGAGGCTCTATGAGCAAGACATTTAACGGCGAACAAAAACTCAAACTCACCCAAATCATCACAGAAGGCATGCAAGTCATGCACGAAATTGAAACACTCAATGGTGGACTGACCGACACCATCAAGGCTGTGGCCGAAGAGTTAGAAATCAAACCTGCCATTCTCAAGAAGGCAATCAAGCTGGCACACAAGGCAGAGTTTGGCCGAGAGAAACAGGACCACGAAACTTTAGAAACTATTTTAGAAACTGTGGGCAAGACTCTTTGATGCTTTCGGCAGTGGTTTTAACTCCAGGTCGTACTGGCAGTCAAATTATTTTAAAAAACTTACAGCAATATTTTGGGAAAAATAACGTCATACACACTCACGATCCGTTGGTGGGTCTGACAACTCCTGCCAAGTTGGCAGTTATCAGTCATCGTCGAGATATATTTTCTGCTATTGTTAGTACCTTGGTGGGCAAACGAACAAATGAATTCACTCATTATCAAGGAAAATACAATAAAAAATTTACTGTGAATCAAACCGAGTTTGAAAGCGCCTATCAACATCATAAGATTTTTTATGAAGTAATTGACAAACAAAATTTTGTTCAATGTGTTGACATGTATCACGAAGATGTGATTGCAGATCCAGATTATTTGTTTTCTAAATTGAATATAGAGAGAACTACCAATTTAAACTTGCAAGCTAAAAGTCCGTACAACAACAGAGAGTTGATAAGCAACATTGATCAATGTTGTGAATGGTTTGATCATTTGACTGCACAAGTTATACCACTGTCACAAATTGATTTATATCGAGCCAGTATCCGTCGGGATTTAAATATAATAAACGGAGTACAATGAGTTATATTGACGCACTATTTGATCGTGAACACGATCGCATACATGTAGTAGAACGCCGTGACGGCGAACGAGTCTACAAGGAATATCCTGCCAACTACATCTTCTATTACGACGATCCTAGAGGCAAGTTTCAAAGCATCTATGGCACGCCTGTGAATAGATTTTCATCACGCAACAACAAAGAATTTCGCAAAGAAGTTCGCAGCCAATCGGGCAAGCAGTTGTATGAGAGTGATATCAATCCTATCTTTAGATGTTTAGAAGAAAACTACAAAGACCAAAATGCTCCAGAATTGCACACAGCATTTTTTGACATTGAAGTTGCGTTTGACAACGAGCGTGGATTCTCGCCTGTGGCTGATCCGTTCAATCCCATCACTGCAATATCCATATATTTGGATTGGCTGGACCAAATGATCACACTTACTGTGCCGCCTAAGCATCTAAGCTGGGACACAGCACAAGAACTGGTGAGTGAGTTTGAAAACACCATGTTGTTTGAGCGTGAAGAAGACATGATCAAGATGTTCCTGGATGTGATTGAAGGTGCAGATGTGCTAACAGGCTGGAACTCAGAAGGCTATGACATTCCGTACACAGTGAATCGTACCACAAGAATACTCAGCAAGGATGACACGCGGCGTTTTTGTTTGTGGGGACAGTTTCCCAAGCAACGCATGTTCGAACGCTTTGGCGCAGAGAATCAAACTTACGACTTGGTTGGTCGTGTGCATATGGACTATATGCAGTTGTATCGCAAGTACACATACGAAGAACGCCACTCATATAGCTTGGATGCCATTGGAGAATACGAACTAGGCGAGCGCAAAACACAGTTTGAAGGCACCCTGGATCAGTTGTATAATCAACATTTTAAGAAGTTTATTGAGTACAATCGCCAAGACACAATGATTATTGCTAAGTTGGACAAGAAATTGCGTTTCTTGGACCTGGCCAATGAACTGGCACATGCCAATACTGTGTTGCTACAAACCACAATGGGTGCGGTGGCAGTGACTGAACAGGCCATCATTAACGAAGCTCATGAACGTGGCATGGTAGTGCCCAATCGCAAGCAACGCCTTACAGACGATGACACACAGGCTGCTGGTGCTTATGTGGCATATCCTAAAAAGGGCCTGCACATGTGGATTGGGTCGGTAGACATTAATTCGCTGTATCCATCTGCAATTCGTGCCATGAACATGGGTCCAGAAACTGTGGTAGGCCAATTGCGGCAGACCATGACTGATCATTTGATCAAAGCCAACATGGCCAAGGGACAAAGTTTTGCGGCTGCATGGGAAGGCTTGTTTGCCAGTTTAGAATACACAGCCGTGATGGAACAACAGCGTGGCACAGAAATTACCATTGACTGGGAAGGTGGCGAAGAGTCAGTTCACTCAGCTATGGAAATTTGGCATATGATCTTTGACTCAAACCAGCCTTGGATCCTTACTGCAAATGGTACTATTCTTACATACGAGAAAAAAGGTATCATCCCCGGCCTACTGGAACGCTGGTATCGTGAGCGACAAGAGCTACAGGCCAAAAAGAAAGAGACCAAGGATCCTAAAGAAATTGCGTTCTGGGACAAGCGTCAGTTGGTCAAGAAGATTAACTTGAACAGTTTGTATGGTGCTATTTTGAATCCCGGTTGCCGCTTCTTCGACAAACGTATTGGACAGTCAACCACCCTGGCCGGTAGATCAATTGCCAAGCACATGGATGCACACATCAACGAATGCATCACAGGCGAATATGATCACACAGGGCAGGCCATCATCTATGGTGATACTGACTCCTGCTATTTCTCTGCTTGGCCTATCTTGGAAAAAGAAGTTGCAGAAGGACGTATGGAATGGTCAAAAGAAACTTGCATTCAGCTGTATGACTCAATTGCTGACCAGGTGAATGAGAGTTTTCCGGCGTTCATGGAACAGGCATTTCATTGTCCCAGAGACATGGGTGCGTTGATCAAAGCGGGTCGTGAACTGGTTGCTGACCGCAGTTTGTTCATTACCAAGAAGCGTTATGCTGTGAACATCATTGACCTGGAAGGCAAACGACTGGATGTGGATGGCAAGATTGGCAAGACCAAGGCCATGGGACTGGATTTGAAGCGTTCAGATACTCCCAAAGTAATTCAAGACTTCTTGCTAGAAATTCTAAATAGAGTGTTGGCCGGTGTTGGCCGAGAAGAGATTATTGAACGCATTAGAGAATTCAAGTATGAGTTTAAAGATCGTCCAGGCTGGGAGAAAGGATCTCCCAAACGTGTGAACAACTTGACCAAGTACGCGGCAGAAGAGGCCCGCCTGGGCAAAGCAAACATGCCAGGACACGTTAGAGCCGCAATGAACTGGAATCAAATGCGCAAAATGAATAGCGACAACTACAGTATGGCAATTGTTGATGGTATGAAAACTATTGTGTGTAAACTAAAAGACAATCCGTTAGGTTGGACAAGTATCGGCTATCCTACAGATGAGCAAAGATTGCCTGCATGGTTTACTGAACTGCCGTTTGACGATGGGCTAATGGAAGCAACTGTTGTGGATCAAAAGATTGATAACTTGTTGAATGTGCTTGATTGGGATCTTGCATCGGCTACCAATACAGAAAATACATTTACCAGTTTGTTTAATTTCTCATGATACTCAGTGACATTGTTGGTTATAAAAATCTATTGGACGGATTAGAAAGCGACTCTGCGGCCAATGCGGTGTTGCATAAATTGGATTCTATTTTAAAACATGCACAAGACAACAGTGCAGGTGATCCGGAAATACTAGATGCAATGACCAGCACTAGAGGCAAGGTGGCCACAAAACTTGATCAATTTGAATCTACTCTCAAGCAATTACGACAATATGTTTTTGAACAGATCAAACAACATGAGCCTGAATATTTTGCTGCCAGTACCAGTCTGTACAATGATGAAATGAAACACGACAGCGTGGATCATATCGCACAACGTCAGATGTCTGTGGATTCGTTGACTTCATTATTTTTACAACAAAGACTCAAGCGATACACCAGTTGGCAATATCCTGGCATGGTTATACGTCCAGTGCATGCCATGCATGTGCATGATTTAGTGGCCTGCGATCCTATGTATTTTGTTGATACGCATCCAGCTTTGTTAGAAAAAGTTAAAAATCAATTTACCAAAGAATACCAATCTCGACTGTGTTATTATCAAATTCAAGAATACACAAGCCGAAATTTATTTTGGAATTTGCCATTGCAGCAATTTGGGCTGGTGTATGCAGCTCATTATTTTAATTTTAAACCAATGGAAATAATCAAAGATTACCTTAGCGAAATTTACACCTTGCTAAGGCCTAGTGGTGTTTTTGTATTTACATACAACAACTGTGATTTAAGTGGTGCAGTTAAACTGACCGAGCATCACTTTTGTTGTTATACTCCGGGCAGACTGATAAAAGAACATGCGTTGGCATTGGGGTTTACGATTGAATTAGATTTCAATGATGAGGCCGGGATCAGTTGGTTAGAACTTCGAAAACCTGGAACATTTGAAACCATTCGTGGTGGACAAAATGTAGCCTCAATTAACACTCGCGAAGACTTGAAAAAAGTACCAATTGTTGAAACTATTCAGCCTGCAAAGGTTGACATACCTGCCAACCCAGTGTACAATCAAGTGGATATGCTGTTGGATATTAGTCGCATGTTAGAAATTGACGTTACTGATGCCACAGCCAAAGGTGCTTACTCAGTAAAAAAATTACGGCGTTTGATCTCGGCACGTTTGAATTCTCAGAGCTTTCCTGAGGAGAAAATACAGAGATTACTTAACAAAAGGAACAATATATGAGAGATTACTTGTTAGACTTAGTACAACACACCCATGACCTTGGATGTATTGATTTGATCAAAATTACTGGCACCGATGCGGCCACCGCAATCAATGGCTTGGCTGAAGATAAAAGTGTGGTAGTGGAAGCACATTTCCACAATCCAGTGCCAGAGTTTATTGGCACATTTGGCATGCCAAATCTTACAAAACTAAAGATTTTGTTAAACTTGCAAGAGTACCGAGAGAAAGCCACGATCAAATTGACCAAGAAAGCCACTGGCGATCTTGATGGCTTGAACTTTGACAATGCATCTGGCGACTTTACCAACAGTTATAGATTCATGACCACTGCTGTGGTAAATGAAAAACTCAAAACACTCACATTCAACACACCAACTTGGCACGTTGAATTTGCTCCAACTGCGATTGCCATACAAAAACTTCGCATGCAGGCACAAGCAAATGCAGAACACAATCACTTTCAAGCCAAAACTGAAAACGGAGACCTAAAGTTTTTCTTTGGTGATCATTCGACTCATGCTGGTAGCTTTGTGGTTCATTCCTCCGTCGGCGGCCAACTCAAACGTGCATGGTCATGGCCTGTGACCCAAGTTCTCGGCATTCTGAGCTTGACCGGGGACAAGACCATGCGTATTAGCGACGACGGTGCCATGCAAATTACAGTTGATTCGGGTATTGCTGTTTACAACTATATCCTCCCAGCACAAACCAAGTGATCGAACAACTGTCTAATCGTGGATTTGGATACGGCACTGGATCATTGAGTCCAGACTGTTCCAAGTTCATTATTAATATTCCAAAAAATGCCAGCAGTTACATGCTTGATTGGGCAGGCCGGCATGGGTGGACTTCGGGTATAGTTGGTGACAACTGTTCTTGGCATTTGGTCAAAGAAATGATTGTGATATTACGTGATCCACTTGACCGCTGGCACAGTGGAATTGCACAGTACTTGAACACTTACGTACTGTCAGTACAAGGACCCAATGGACCAATTTTTCCCAACGATCCTTGTACAGAATTTGACAGAGCAATGACTGCTAATGAATTTATTGCCAATTACAATCAAGTGGTTGAACGGCTGATATTTGATCAGATCAATAGGTTTGACGATCATGTTTGGCCGCAGGTTGAATTTTTTTCTAACATACTGCCTGATGTTCCACGAAAGTATTTTTGGTTAGACAACAATTTCAATGAGAACATTTCTGCCTACCTACAGTTTGCCCGTCTAAATAACTTGGATAAAAACTCAGGTATAGACAACGTAAACATGATTACGTTGCAGAAATTCTTCAAACAGAGATTGTCTGTTAGACCTGAGATACAGGCCAGAGTGCAAAAGGCCTATGCACAAGACTATGCACTTATCAAAAAAATATTCAATCAATGACACAAGATAACTTAACTGCCAAACAATCAGACTATGCTGTATTCCTCCCAGCCATCAGCGGGTTTTATTCTACATTTGTGGGCAAACAACGGAATGAACATTACGTGGATCCCGCACGGTTCCCCCAGGGTCTCACTGACATGGAACAGCTTAATTGGCTCAACTCCACTAAGGCTTTATTTCCGTATCGCTGGTCACTTGCGTCTGGAGGACATGCTAACCTCGATCTCTCTAAGCAAGACTGGTCAGAGGACATGATACGAAATCGAGAGCCAGGCACGTTTCTCTTGGGAGATTCGGGCGGTTTCCAGATTGCTAAAGGCTTGTGGGAAGGCGATTGGCGGGCTAACTCGGGTTGTGCTAAAGCTCAAAAGAAACGAGAGCTAGTGCTCAATTGGTTGGACAATGTTTCTGACTACTGCATGACACTTGATATTCCAACTTGGGTAATCCATGATAAGAAAGCAAGCAAGGCCTGTCAAATCTCCACCCTGCAAGAAGCAGTAGATGCTACCAAGTTCAACAACGAATATTTTATGAAACATCGTAAAGGTATTCGTAATGGTGGCACCAAGATTCTAAATGTATTGCAGGGCGACAATCACGGCAGCGCAGATCAATGGTATGAAACCATGAAGGAATACTGCGATCCTGTCAAGTACCCAGACACACACTTTGATGGATGGTCAATGGGTGGACAGAACATGTGCGATGTTCACTTGGTGCTAAAACGTCTAGTGGCCCTGCGTTATGACAATTTGTTGCAAGAAGGCAAGCATGACTGGATGCACTTTTTGGGTACATCAAAGTTGGAATGGGCTGTGTTGCTTACTGTGATTCAAAGAGCAGTGAGAAACTATATCAATCCAGCTTTCACAATCAGTTTTGATTGCGCTAGTCCATTCCTTGCCACAGCCAATGGACAGGTCTATTACGAGAATGTGTTTGAACACGACTCCAAGTGGTCGTATCGCATGGGTCCCAGTGCCGATGACAAAAAGTACAGCACAGACACACGCAAGTGGTCAACTGGTGTTATTGCTGATGGCATTTATGATACCTGGCTAGAATCACCCATCAGCGACATGCTCACAATGAAAGACAT